AGGGGTGTTATGGACTATATAACAGTGATACACTTAAAAAAATAAACTATGAAAAAGTTAGCAATAAAGAGATATTACAAGGATAAACACGATGACTTATATAAGGTAATCAGCTACGATGAAGATAAGTGTGATTATAGAATGATGAAGTTAGATACTTTCTTCTATAATATAGAAACCTTAGTAGTTATACACACTGACAAAGTAGCAGATTACGAGTTTAAGGAAATTCCTCAAAAAGAATTTATGAAAATGTACATGAATATCTTAAATGAGTCTCAGAGGCTCCTTAGTAGAAAGAAAATGTATTAACAAATAAAATTATATCAAAATGAATGAGAATTTAATAACACTAAAACAAGCCCCTATTATTGTCTATGAGAAAATCAAAGCAGTAGGGCAACAAATTGAAGCTAAAATCGCTGAACTGAACCTTGATAACCAGTTAGTAACTGATGAGACTTTGAAGAGTGCGAAAAACACCCGCACGATGTTACGCAAAGAACTTGACGGTTTTGAGACGCAACGCAAGTATATCAAAGAGCAAGTGAATGTTCCTTATGAAGCGTTTGAAAAGGCGTATAAAGAGCATATCAAGGTGCATTATGATAAGGCTGATAATACGCTGAAATACAAAATAGACGAGGTGCAAAATCGTTTATTAAACGACAAGCAGGGGCGTATCAAAGATTACTTCACTGAATTGTGTCAATCGCAAGGTATTGACTTCCTCATTTTTGAACGCTTACCACTGAATATTACACTTAGTGATAGTGATAAGAAGTTTAAAGAGCAAGTTGCAAACTTTGTAGGCGAGGTATCAAAGAGCCTTAAATTTATTGAGAACCTAACAGACCCCGACGAATATAAAGCGGAGATTCTCACTGATTACAAGCAAACCCTTGATGTAATGATTGCGATAAACAATGCAAAATATCGCAAGCAGCAAAGAGAATACGAGTTACAGAGACTTGAAGCACAAAAAGCAGCAGCCGAGCAAGCAAGGTTAGTAGCCGAAGCAAAAGCAAAAGAAGTAGCACCGCTACAAGCGCCTGAAGTAGTGAAGCCTCAAGAACAAATCGTGAAAAATGAAGCAGTACCTGCTCCTCAAGAAGAAATTCTACACTACACGCTTGGAGTAAGTGGTACAAGGGCGCAACTTAGGGCATTACGTCAATTCTTAGAAACAAATAACATTAATTACAATATACAATGAGTACAGTAGTAACTAACGCAAAAAATCCCGTTGTAGAGTACGAAGTAGCGGGTGAAAATGTAAGACTATCTTACCAAATTATCCGAGATTACCTAACCAAGGGTAACGGAGCAGTAACAGACCAAGATCTTATGCAGTTTATGAGTGTCTGCAAGTTCAATAAATTAAATCCTTTTCTTAATGAAGCCTACCTTATCAAGTTTGGTAATACTCCTGCTCAGATGATTGTTAGCAAAGAGGCATTAATGAAAAGAGCCGAAGCTAACGAGTCCTATGCAGGAATGGAAGCGGGGCTTATCTTAATGAGAAATGGAGAACTGAAGGAAGTAGAGGGAAATTTCTACTTACAATCAGATGAGATATTAGGGGCATGGGCAAAAGTATATCGTAAAGATAGAATTAAGCCTTTTGTTGCAAAGGTAACCATTGCTGAATATGATAAAAAACAGAGCAATTGGAATGACAAAAAAGCGACAATGATTGCTAAAGTAGCCAAAGTACAAGCATTAAGAGAAGCCTTTCCTGTACAACTTGGTGCAATGTACACTTCAGAAGAGCAAGGTATCAGTGAGAATAGAGGGCGTGAGGTTACAGATGCTGTTATCATCGAGCAAAGTGAACCTACCGATATAGTTGCTAAAGAAGAGCCAGTAGCTCCCGCCCCTGCCCCTACAGAAAGCCCCAAACAAGTAGATTTTAAAACCTTGTAAGCATGAGAACAAGTTATTTTACACTCGGACAATCGCACATATATCGCTTTAATGGACAAACCTTAGACCGTGATTGTGTGATTAAGATAACAGCCGAAAATCCAAGAGATGTAATGGTTGAGTATTTTGGCTTAGGTTGGGCTTTTGAATATGATGAACGCCCTGAAATGAGATACTTCCCACGAGGTATTTACAACCTAACAGAAAATAAATGGGAGACAGTATGAAACACCAGATTACACTTAGAAAGCACTATTCTAAAGTCTTTATAATAGAAATAGAAGCTGTAACAGAAGACGAGGCTATAGATATATTTAAAAAGAATATAGAAGAGTATAAAGCAAAATCAAAAAAGCAAACAGTACTCTATGGTGAAACCTTATTTGTCAATGGAATAGCTGTAGTAGAATTTGAAAATGATACAAACACAAGTAATTAATTCAGGTAGCGAGGGTAACGCCGTGATATACAACAATGCAATAATGGTAGATTGCGGCGTTACACTCAAATCCTTAGAAGCAGTAAAACGTTCCTTGAAAATAGTACTCCTAACTCACAAGCACAGCGATCACCTAAAAATACGCACTTTGCAGCGGTTACAAGCTGAAAGACCAACCTTGCGAATTGCTTGTGGTGATTTCCTCTTAGAAGAATTACCATGTATAAAGAATATAGATGTATTGCAAGTGGGTAAGATATACGATTACGGAGCGTTCAAGGTATCACCCGTAAAACTATATCACGACGTGCCAAATTTCGGTTGGAGGATATTCCTACCTAATGGTAAAAAGATATTCCACGCTACCGATACAGTACACTTGGAGGGTATCACAGCTAAGGGTTACGACCTCTATGCTATTGAGCATAACTATTGCGAGGAGTATATACAGCAAGCGATAGAAGAAGCACGAGCCAACGGCGAATATACGCACGCTTACGGCAATATCAATACTCACCTTAGCATACAACAAGCGAGGGCGTTTATTGAGACAAACAGAAAGGAAAGCAGTGAAGTATTGGAACTGCATAAAAGTAGAAGTTTTTATAAGTAAAATTTAAATAAAATGAGTAAGAAAATTAAAAACGGAGAACAACCTATAGTGGCTATGCCTTTGTTAATTAATAATAGTAGAGATGATGATGATAAATTCGTTATAGCAAGCGAATATCTTAAGGAAAGATACCCTTCGGATATTGCTAACTGCTTAGGAATAACCAAGCGTGAACAAATAGCGATAGAAGCAGCAAAAGCTATGTTAAGTAAGGGTAATGAAAGTATATACATAGTTGCAGGAAAAGCAGTGTTATTTGCTGATGCTTTATTAGAAAAACTTGAAAAACAAGAAGCAAAATAATGGAAATACAAGGACGAATAAAACAGATATTCCCCTCTCAGGTGATAGGACAAAACGGCTTTGAGAAAAGGGATTTAGTAATCACAACAATAGAGCAATACCCTAATGACATCATCATCCAATTTACCCAGCAGCGCTGTGACTTATTAGACAGCTTACAAGTGGGGCAAAATGTAAAGGTATATATCAATATCCGCGGGCGAGAATGGACAAGCCCACAAGGAGAGATTAAATACTTTAACACCATAGAAGGTTGGAAAATTGAGGTGATACAGACTACTAATGTAGCCAATCAGCAGCCCGTACAGCAGGCACCACAGCAACCAGTAGCACCTGCACCTTCTCCACAGAGAGCACCACAGCAGGTACAACAACCGCAGCTGTTTGATAACCATGGAAGAGAGCCGAACCCTGCGATATTAGACAATCAGGAAGAAGATAATTTACCTTTTTAGTTATGAAAACGAAAACATGTATTGAATGTGGAGTAGAAAAAACTATAAGTGAATTTTACACCCACCCAGAAATGAAAGATGGATATTTAAATAAATGTAAAGAATGTGTAAAAAAGAATGTTATTGATAGGTATAATAAATTATCTAATAACAAAGAATGGATAGATAAAGAAAGAAAGAGGGGACGTGATAAGTACTATAGGTTAAATTATAGATTGTTAAAAAAAGACCTTGAAAGAAAAAAGAAATATGGTTTAAAATACAAGGAAAAATATCCTGAAAAACAACTCGCAAAAAATAAAACTCAACGACTAAAGAGGAAAAAAGGATTTCATTTACATCATTGGAACTATAATGAAGATTATTGGTTAGATGTAATAGAGTTGTCAATAAAAGACCATAATCTACTACATAGATTTATTGTTTATGATGAAAATTTACTTATGTATAGGGACTTAGAAGGTAATTTATTAGACAGCAAACAAAGTCATTTAGATATTTTGGATAAAGTAAAAAAGATAATAACAAAAAAACATGAAAACAGTATTTAAAAAGAAGGTGAAATAATTAGAATAAGTGATTTCCCTTGTCCAATAATTGTTGAATTTGAATGTGAAGAATACAGTTATAGGTTAAATGGATCTTTCCAATTAGGTGCAAAACCTACACTTTCAACAAAACCTTATGAAGTGGAGCTTAAAGGCTTTGAGCAAAAAGCACCTGCACCAACTTTTGAGGAAGCTTGGAATAATTCACATAATAGTAAAGAAATATTCTATTCATCTAATTGTGATAAAGTTTGCTCAGGTTACCCAACACAGGAATTAGCAGATGCTTCGGAAGCATTAAGGAGACTACTCTTTCTTAGAGACTATTACAATGAGGGTTGGCAACCTGATTGGAAAAATGAAGAAAAAAAGTTTAGTATTGAAATTTATGAGGGAGAATTTGACACTTTTGAATCTATTGAATGTCAAAGGGTGTTTTCTTTCAAAACGGAAGAAATAAGAGACAAATTTCTCGAAGACCAAAGAGAACTTTTAGAAATAGCAAAACCTTTATTATGATGAGAAAAATAGCCATACGAGCATTAGCTTTCATTATTCTGTTAGTGTTATTAGCATTCGGAGTAATGGTATTATTCAGAAGTGAATTTCCTTACTTATGGATTGTAGGGTTACTT